CTCCCTTATGCCGTAATTGGCCCGACCCGTGTGTTCCAGAAACCAAGAGGAGGCCCAGCTAGGCCCCCTCCAAGGTTCTAGACTCTATTCCACCAACTCTCCAACATTCTTGAGATCCTCAGGGATCCGGTCCATTACCCTAGCCCAGCTAGCCATTAACCTTAGATTTTCGTCATCAGCCTTGTTAACGGCCTTCGTCAGGTTATTTCGAAGCAATGCCGATAAGAATCCCCCCGGAGGTATCCCAGCATAGACCCACCGCCGAAGCCTCCCAGCCGACGCACACGCCCCCACATCAGGATGATCCTTTAATGCAGATTCTAAAACCGCCGTGGCTCGTGCTATGTGCTCATCCTTCTTATAGGTTACTGTCATTTCTTTTCCTCCCTTGGGCAGACCTCATGAAAGAGGCCCACCCCGTGTATGCTTCTATTTGACTTCATGAAGTTGCGGATGGGTTTTCTTGCCGATAATATCGACAACCCCTACAACCTTGATCAGGTTTTTCTGGACTTCGTTTAGGTTGCTGGACGTAGTGTTAAGGTGACCAGCAAACGTCACCAAATGATCGCCTAGTTCCAGCACTTTGGCTTCCAATCGTTCAATTCGTTCTGTATCGGTCATTGATTTTCCCTTTCTCAATTAGTGATACTACGAGTATATCACATGTTGCAACCTAGGCCCTTTAGCCTCAACGACTTAGGAGAATGTCAGCCAGTTCTAATCTGAAAAAATCCGGCTCGCTCGCTATCGCTCGCTCGCTATCCGTTGATTGCAGGATGGATAACTGGATCTGTCCTGTACCCGTCGCTTGCTGGTCCGTACAGATCGGAGTCCTACCTCGGAGTCCGAGTCGAGAGGCTGAGCCGTAGTGGGACAAGGTGACAGAATATATATTGCGTACAACCGGTACTGCTTCGATAGTTTGTTACTAAACAACACATAAAAGGTAAAAAGCATTTAGTAAGCTAAAAGCAAAAAGGGATCTTGGACTTGTATTTGTGTACTTCCCCTGTGAGTGATCACATCGAAAATCTGAAAATTCTGGAAAATTATTTTTTCAAAAAACCGGATGCAGTAAGGGAATCTTAAGCAATCACGATCATCGAGGGACCCTCCCTGGACCCCCCCTCAACCTTTCAGACTCAGACTTAGATTCAGACTCAGGAAGGAAGAAACTATGGTAGACTGCGTGGATGGCAATTCGACCGATGAAAATCGACCAGGCTGAGGTGTGGGTGGCGGATGGGCTGGAGGACGCGCTGTTAGGGTATGGGGAGCAGGGACAGCAGACGGTCGCGGTCTATGACTATGCCAAGTGTGTCGAAATCCTGATGCGCCGGGACGGGATGGATCAGGACGAAGCCGATGAATTTATGAGCTACAATGTGACGGGAACGAGTTTGGCGCAGCACACGCCTGTGTTTCTCGAACGGATGACGCCGGAGGAGACTGACGCGATTCGGCGACCGGCAGGGTGGGCATGATCCAGAAGGTGCAGCCGGTACTGGAGAACACGTTTGAGTGGCACCCCACATGGGAGGGGTTCCTCATTACGGTGGCGATCTGGCTGGCCTGTTTTTTCGGACTGGAGTGGCTCCGTGACTAAGGCGGAACGGCGGGCCGCAGACGAAGCCAACGAAGCCTATACCAGCGCCTTGGCACATTTGCATGGATTAGATCGATCCATTGGGCAGTTGCAGGACATGCTGGAACAAATGATTGATCTCCGGGAAAACACCATTCGGCAGACCAGCCACGACGTGATTCACCAGTGGCGCACCGAACGGGGACCCGAAAAGATTACCGGGATTATCCGAACCTCAAAAAAAGTACTGCGGCACTACCAAATGGAGTGAACCTGATGGCGTGGTGGACGAATCCTGACGATCTGCGGTATCGGGTGATCGAAATGGGGAGCAAGGCGCTCCCGATTGTCCTGCTCTATGTGATGACCAGCGGCGTCAGCCAATGGCACACCAACAGCGTCTTCGACGGCAATGAAATCCAGAATATTCTCCAGGGGATTCCCGTCATTGGCGGGGGCTATGCCCTGATGAAGTGGTGGAAGATCGTCTAATGGCAACCTGGGAGAATTGGGTCCCGCAACCAGAAAGGACACGTATGGGCAAACCATGGCAACCCGTCAAACAACGCTGGAAAACAGGGTATGGACGCGAGGGAGCGTTAGCGCGACTCAAGAAAAAATCAAAGAAGATTATGGGGTCCTTCTGGTACCCCAAACCGGACTACGTGGGTCGAGGTCGTGGCACGTTAAGTATTACGATTAAAGGATATAAACAGAATTTTATGATGCTGGATAATCCAAAGACAGAGAAGAAATCACCGGATTATGTCTTTGTGGCGCTCGGTAAACCGAAACGAGATACATGGCGAATGGAGACGTGACCAGCGCGTGGATGAGTTGGCTGGCACTGGCGGATATTATCGTGCTGATTCTGGTCATGGGCCTCCATGCGTCGATGCGGCGCGATGGGACCTACTGGTGGAATCCCCCCACGACAGACTGGAGGGACTCGGATGGGTAAACTGGAGATACCGGATGTGGTGGCGGTGGGCTGTGTCTGCCTGCTGGTCGGGTTTGTGATCGGGCTGGTGGTCTTTCACTATGCGTTTCCGTGTCCCGTGGACATGACGCCGGAGTATCTGAAGAATCATGGATGACGCACGACGATGTACGGCGAAAAGCCGTCGATCTGGTAAGCAGTGTAAAAACGCGTCAATTATAGGGGGGCATGTCTGTCGCTTTCATGGCGGCGGTGCGCCGCAGGTGAAACGGAAAGCCAAGGAACGGCTGGAAGATCTGATTGACCCCGACCGCGCCCTACGGGAAGCCGCGAAACTCGCCTATTCCAATATTCAGGATGTGCTGGACGACAACGGGAACGTGCGTCCCATCAAGGACTGGCCACGGGAACTGGCCGCGGCGGTCAGTTCGATTGATATTACGAAGAAAAATTTGACGGCAGGCGACGGCAAGCAGGAAGATGTGGTGCGGGTGCGTCTGTGGGATAAACCGTCCAATCTGACCCTCTTGTTTAAACATTTAAACCTCCTCACCGAACGCCTCCACCTCTCAGCGGATAAGGAAATTCTCGACCGGCTGATGTCAGCACGCCAGCGGTTGACGGATCAGCCCGCCATTGAGGTGGAAATCGTCAAGGAGGACGACGAGGAGCGTGCCTTATCCTCCTGATGGACAGGCCTATAAACGACTCGCCCAGGCGGTGTTGCTGGCGGCAGTGCGGGATGCCGATCTCTGGAAGATCGACAATCGGGTAGGAAAATCCGTGAATACGACACCGGATCGTCAGGTCTTTATGGCGCGACAGTTTCTCGTCACGGAAGAAGAGTGCGGGGGCTGGTGTATGCTGGCCGGATTCGATCCGACACTTTTTACGGTGCGGATGAAAGCGAAAATAGCCTCCTAATGAAACAGTCTGCCCAGGAAGCGCTGGCTGAAGAAGTCGCCAAGTGCTATCACGACCCCCTTCGCTTTGTGCAGATGATGTATCCGTGGGGAGAACCGGGGTTTCTCCAGCCGTATGACGGACCTGATGTCTGGCAGCGTAAGTTTTTAGTCGATCTTGGAAAGATGGTACGTCAGCGTAAGTTTACAGGCCAGCATCCAGTGCCTCCTATACGCATGGGCGTCAGTTCCGGTCATGGGATTGGGAAATCTACTATGGTGGCATGGATTGTCAACTGGATTATGTCCACCCGTCCCCATGCCAAAGGCACGATTACCGCGAATACCTTTACGCAGTTGCGGGATAAAAGCTGGGCGTCGATTCAGCGTTGGACCAAGATGTCCCTGACCCGTGACTGGTTTACCGTCACCAGCGACCGGATGTATCACACCAATTATAAGGATTCCTGGTTCTGTTCCGCCCAAAGCTGCAAGGAAGAGAACTCCGAAGCGTTTTCGGGTCAGCACGCGGCTGATTCGACATCGTTCTATATTGTCGATGAAAGCAGTGCGGTCCCGGATAAGATTTTCGAGGTCGCGGAAGGGGGCTTGACGGACGGGGAGCCGATGATTTTTGTCTTTGGCAATCCCACGCGGTCTACCGGGGCCTTTCACCGTATTTGCTTTGGGTCGCTGAGAAAACGCTGGCAGAGTGTAATGATTGACAGTCGGGAATGCCGATTTACCAATAAGGCGCAATTGAAGGAATGGGCTGATGATTATGGGGAAGAATCGGACTTCTATCGGGTGCGTGTCCGGGGACTGCCTCCGGCGGCGTCTGATCTCCAATTTATCAGCAGTGATTTGGTCTATCACGCCCAACAACGCGAAGCGATGAGTTTGCGTGATGAACCCTTGGTCTGTGGGTTGGATGTCGCACGGGGCGGGGACGACCATTCGGTGTTTCGCTTTCGGTGTGGACAGGATGCGCGAAGTATTCCTCCGATTCGACTGGCGGGAGGAGAAACCCGCGACACGATGCGCTTGGTGACACTTGCGGCGGATGTGCTGGATCGGGACTTTGATGGGAGGCGACTTGGCACGATGTTCGTGGATGGCACGGGGATTGGCGGTCCGATTGTGGACAGATTACGGCAGTTAGGACACAAAAATGTCGTTGAAGTGCAATTCGGTGCAAAAAGTCCTTCGACAAAGTTTGCAAATATGCGAAGTTATATGTGGGGGAAGTGTCGGGACTGGCTGGCACGCGGTGCAATTGATAAAACTCCCCGCCTGGAATACGATTTAACGGGACCCGGTTATAAGCATAATGGGCGCGATCAGGTGATTCTGGAGTCCAAAGAGCAGATGAAAGGGCGTGGCATCGATTCGCCCGATGACGGAGATGCGTTAGCGCTGACCTTTGCGGCATCGACGGTCTTGAGAAATGTACCCTTTTTACATCGCCAGGTAACGAAAGCGACTGGTTGGCGAAGCTGGATGAGTCAATAATTATGGCTGTACAAAACCGTGAAAAATCCCAAAACTTTATGAATGAAGCGTTGGAACGCTGGCGTATTTGCGACAATGCTGAAACGGAGTTTCGTATTCAGGGAGAAGAAGATCTTAAATTCTTAAATTTAGAACAATGGGATCAAGATGTCTTAAAAAAACGGAATGATCGTCCGTCGTTGGTGATTGATCAGATCGGGGAACCCTTTCGGCAGTTGATTGGACGCCAAAAAGCAGCGAAACCTAGTCTATTGGCCGTTCCTGTCGATTCGGGTGCAGATGTGGATACGGCTGAAGTGTTTCAGGGGCTGATTCGACAGATTGAAAATAAGGGCCATGCCAAAACTGCACGGGATGAAGCGTTCAAAAACGCTGTTGCCGTGGGGTTTGGTTATTATCGCATTGTGACGGAATATGAAAATGAAGATGATGAAGCAGCGCCGTTAAATGTGATGTTTGACCAGAGCATTAAATATCAGCCGATTGAAAATCCGATGTCGGTCTTTCGTGATCCTGCTTGTCCTCTCCATGAGCCGGAAAAGTGCCGCTTTGTGTTTGTGATTGAGAATTTGCCAAAATCTGAATTTGAGCGACGATATCCCGATAAAATTGCGACCAGTGAGGCGGCGTTTCAGGCGACGGGTCTTGAGATGCCTGATTGGTATGATGCCAAAGAAGACACAGTCCGAGTCGCTGATTATTTTTATATCGAAGAGGTGGAAGGACCGGAAGTGGTCCTTATTCGGACACCAGAAAATCAGGAAATTAGTGTGGCGGCTGATATGGTGCCTGAAGGTTTTGAGGTAATTCAGCGCCGACGATTACAGAAACGGGTGGTCCGGCAGGCCAAAATTAGCGGGGCTGAAATTCTAGAAGGAAATGAGACTTTAACAGCAGGGCGTATTTGGCCTGGTCGATTTATTCCAGTGATTCCGATTTGGGGGGAATCTTTGGTGGTCGAGGGGCGGCGTCGATTACGGGGCATGGTACGTGCAGCACGCGATCCCCAGCGAATGTATAACTATCAGTGTTCTGAGTTAGTCTATGAATTGGCCTTGAGTCCGAAATCCAAGGTTTTGGCATCCATTGAGGCGATGGAGGGTGTTGAACCCTTGTGGGAAAAGGCGGCGGCTCAGGCATTTCCCGCCTTGCTGACGAAAGCATATGATGCGGAAGGCCGAGCGTTACCGCCTCCGACCGTCGCCCAATTTACCGATCCCAACAAGATTCAAGCACTTGTTGTCGCCATTAACCAGCATAAGTCCGATCTCCGAACGACGACGGGCTGGTATGACGCGACCGACCCGAATCGACGCGGAGCTGATCAGAGTGGTAAGGCGATTTTGGCACGCAAAGAATCTCAGGCTGAAGGCAATACGAATTACCATGAAAACTTTGGCGAAGCGCTCATTTATGAGGGGATGGTCTTACTGGATTTAATTCCCAAGATTTATACCCGTCCAGGACGGGTGATTCGCTTGGCGGGATTGGAAGATGATACGCAATCCAAGATGAAAACCTTGGGTGATCAGTATCAGGGAAAAAGTGGAGTCAGTCGTATTTACGAGTGGGGCGCTGGGAAGTATGACGTGGTGGTGACAATTGGGGCGTCCTATGTGACGCGCCGTCAGGAAGCTGCAGCGTGGCAAATGGATCTGATGAAGGTCTTACCTCCGCAGATGGCGGCTGCGATGGCTCCTTTGGCGGTCAAGAATTTAGATGGTCCGGGGAATCGGGAGATTTCTGAGCGCTTAAATGCGACGTTACCGCCGAAGTTACAGGGTGATCAGGAAGAGACGCAGTTGCCTCCAGAAGTGCGACAGCGTTTAGAACAGGCGCAAGAGATGATTCAGCAGTTGTCCCAGCGCGTTTCCCAGTTAAGTGGCAGCATTGAAATGGATGAGGTGAAGGCGCAGAAAGAATTGGCCCGGACTAGAGAATCGGATCAGACCAAGGAGCGTGTCGCCAGGATTGCGGCGGAAACAGAAATTGCGCGAACGCGGATGGAACTGATTAAGGAATTGATGAAAATGGATGCGGATGGATCACAGTTGCTGGCTCAGGAAGAAACAAAGCGGCTCTTAAAGCTGGCTGATCTAGAGGTAGCGTCACAAACGGCTCCCATGCCGCGTACACCCAGCCCATCACCACAACGACCTCGACCATCAAGACCGGGGATGGCGCGGCCCCCGCGTCCTCCACAACGCTAGGAATCGTATTATGCCCTTACAATCCGGATCTAGCAGTCAGACGATTAGTGCCAATATTCGAGAGTTGATTCAGGCAGGATACGATCAGAAACAGGCGGTAGCCATTGCCTTGGATAAGGCGAAGTCATCAAAGAAACAGCGACAATAAAATTACTGTTGAGATGTGTCTCTTTTATTTGTCATAGTGCGGAGGAGTTATGCGGTATAAAAAAACAAAGAAACGTCCAAAACGGCCACCTATAGTTACTAAATATTGAGAGGATGTTGTAATG